TGGATTTGGGGCGCTGAGGTAATTGGAGCTAAAAAGAGACCAGTAAGGCTTACAAGTGCAGAAGGTTTATCGGGTGCTTTGTTTACTGATTCAAATCAAGAGACATTGACTTTAACTTGCAGAACGACTGAAAAAGCAAGGTTTATTGTTAATGGAGCAACCGTAATGGCTGCACTTGATTAAAATACATAAGCATGATAGTACGCGAAAAAAGTAAGCTAATGATTTACGTTGGTGCAGACCCAACTGGAAAGGCAGGAATACTAAAGAAGGCTATCGGAAATTTTACACAGGCAGAATTAAGGGGTTGGTACAATACCAACCCCAAATCTGTTAGCCAACATCTTATTTTCACGCCTGAGAAAAAAACCTATGAGCCAAATAAAGAAAACGATTCAAGCGACGCCAAACAGGGCTAAAAGAAATTTAAAAAGAAATAATAGTCCTTTATTGGCTTCTGTTACTTTAGATACTTCCAATACAATGCTTGTAAAGGAGGATATTTTTAATGAACCATCGCGCGAAAGACTTGATTTCACAGGCGCAAAATGGGTTAGATTCTTTACCCAGAAAGATGACTTCCTTAAAAGTCTTATCGCAATTGTAAACAATTCCCCAACCCTCAGGCGAATTATTGAGGATAAGGTTAACATGGTTGTCGGTGACGGCTTTATTCCAATAAAAGGGAAGTCTAACACATTACTTACAACGTCAATGAAGGGTGAGGTAATAATGAACGAATCTTTAAATAAGATTGAAGAAGTTATTGGGCAGGTTAATCTACATTCACAAAACTTGCAAGAAGTCCTTGGTTCATTGGCTTTTGATTACGATGCTTTTGGCAATTGCTTTGCAGAAATAGTACGGGGCAAAGTTGGTAATGAGCCATTCACTTATATTTACCATGTCCCTGTTTACAATATTGGCATACGAAAAGCCGAAGCGGATCAGATTATACGTTCCGTTGGCATTTACGATAACTGGGAAGAAGTACCGTTAACGACTGAGGGCACATATTACGAAAGGGAAGGATTTAGGGAAGTACCGATTTACCCTGAGTTTAAAAAATTTGAGGACGGAACAGAACGGTCAATTATTCATGTTAAGCAATACGCGGCGGGTTATTTTTACTTTGGTTTACCTGAGTGGATAGGGGCGAAAATGTGGGCAGAAATTGAATATAGGATTCAAAGATTTAATACAAGTAAATTTGAAAACGGCTTTATGCCTTCAGGTATTTTACAATTCTTTGGGTCAATGACCTCAGATGAAGCCAAAAGCCTCGTTGAAGGCATTGAGGCAAAGTTTACAGGAATGGGTAATAATCACAAATTATTTGTTCAGGTTCTTAGAGATGAAAAATTAAAAGCTAATTTTATACCAACATCAAAAGAAAATGAAGGTGAATTTTTAAACCTTCAAAACCTTGCAGCCTCAGCCATTGTGGTAGCGAATAGGTGGAGCAAGTCCTTAGCAGGTTTTGCAACGTCGGGGCAACTTGGAAGCAATCAACAGATAAGGCAGGAAATGGAATACTTGCAAAATACGGTAATTAAACCGCGTCAAAACTTAATGCTATCAAAAATTATCAACCCTTATTTAAAAGAAATTGGGCTTTATAATCCAGCATTTACAGACGTTTCGTTTGGTATTTCAAATACTTTGCCCGTGTCTTTCATGGGTGAAATAAAGGTGGAAGAAAACCTTTCAATTAATGAAAAAAGAGAAATATTGGGTTATGCACCTTTAGAAATAGAACAAACAACTCCAATAAATGAGCCAATTAATACAACCGAGTGAAGTAATAGCTGGAGGGATTGCACGTCCAACGCCAGCAGATATTAGGCTTGATAAAACACTTATTAGCCCACATATTCAAGATGCCGAGTTTCGTTGGATTGTTCCCGCTATTGGCTTAACGTTGTATGATGCAATGGTGGCTCAAAAGGGAACAAGTACCGCGTTTACCTCAGCGGTTTATCAGCAACTTTGGGATAAACAATTAAAATCCTTTTGTGCCAACGCCGTTTTATACGAGGCAACGCCGTACATGGTTATGCAGCTTGGTTCAAACGGTTTATATACCTTAGATAATGAGTACGGGCAAAACGTCGGGGTTGAAGGATTAAAATTTTATCAAGATACTTTGTTGCAAAGGTTGGACGTAAAGAAAAAAAGGATTAAAGATTTCCTTTGTTCTTGCGCCACATCTTATGCGGCTTTCATTCCCAGTGCCATTGGTTGTCCTGACGCTACTTGTTACGGTGACGAAGAGGAACAAATCTTAGATATTTATAACACAATGGGCATAGTTTTATGATAGACAAACCAAAAAAAGAAAGACGTTTTTTAAAGACGTTGGGAAAAATAGGTGAGATTTTAATCCAGGAGGTTTTATTGAAAGTGGGTAGTAATTTGATTAAGAGGATTGGGGGCAAGAAAAATTTACCCTCAATTCTTTTTTTATTCCTTTCAATTTCCCTTTTTGCTCAATTTCCAAATACAGGAAACAAACAAAGATTAGGTTTCCAAACGACAGCGGATGGTCTTGTCTGGCGCGGTTCAATTTCCGACACTGCAAGTATTCAACCAACTACAAATCAAAACGCATGGTTAATAATTGACACGGTTAATTTAAAAATATACTCATTTGATTTTACATCAAATGTTTGGGGCTTAGTTGGCGGTGGAACATCGGGTTTAACTATGCCTTTTGATTCTATCACCTTTAACACGGCAAAAGATGGAACAGTGGGAGTAGGTGAGGTTGAATATAATGACACGCAAGGCTCTTTAATTCAAGGATTAAAGGGAGGATTAGTGACTAATGTGATTGGGCAACAATTACACCAAAGGGTTAACAATCGCACGGGTGCAACCTTGGCAAAAGGTACGGTCGTTTATTTATCAGGAAGTCAAGGTAACAGGATAACCGTTGCAAAAGCCTTAGGCGTTACCGATGCTTTTTCTGCTAATACTTTTGGCATAGTTGCTGAAAGCATAGCGAACAATCAAAGCGGTTACATAATAACAGAAGGATTAATAACGGGAATAAATACAAGTGCATTAGTAGAGGATTCATCCGTTTACCTTTCGCCAACAGTGGCAGGAGGATTAACATCAACAAAGCCGCAAGCTCCACAACACACGGTATATATTGGCGTTTGTGTCAAAAGTAATGCTGGTTCTGGGGAATTGTTTGTTAAAATCCGCAACGGTCAGGAATTAGACGAATTACACGATGTTCGGATTACATCGCCAGTAAATAAAGCCTCATTATATTATTTAAGTAGTGAAGGTGTTTGGAGGGATACAACGCCAACACTTTTAGTAAGCGATACGGCTTCAATGTTAGCTAACTACGCAAGCAAAGCCTACGCAGATACAAGTGGCAGATTTTATGCAAGACAAGATTTTACAAATGTTTCTTCCTCAACCTTGACTTGGACGCAAAGCGATACATTAGTAGTTGGTGGTACGGGAGTAGTTCAAGTTTACAGGAATGGTCAAATACTTTTGCCAACTCAATACACGATACCAACAAAAACAACGGTTGTTATTGGTTCAACTGCCTACAAATTAGGTGAAAATTATACGGTAATATTTCCCCGTGGTGGTGGTGCAGGTTCGGGCGGCGGATCTGGCAGCCTTACAAGTATTTCAGGCGGTACGGGAATACTTGTTTCACCTAATCCGATAACCACCACGGGCACGGTTTCGGTTGATACCTCATTTCTTTTTACTCAGTCCGATACGTTAAGCCTTAATCTTACTTCCAGATTTGCCTTAAAATTAAACGCAGCGGATACAGCTTCATTATCTACAAGAATAGATGCAAAAGGTACGGGTACAGTTACAAGTGTAGGCTCAGGCTTTGGCTTACTTGGTGGGACAATTACCACTACAGGTACTTTGCGCTTAGATAGTGCGGTTGTGTTTAATAGAATAAGAGATAGCATTGTTGACGTTGCTATCGGGAATGATACTATAAAGATTTTAAAACAGGAATATTCACCGGCAACAACAAGCGTATTAACTTGGACGATTACGCCTAAATTTCCCATTCAATTAAAGGCGTATATTTTGGTTTTTAGAAATGGACAACTTTTGAACAATGACCAATATAACCTAACGGATACAAATAAAATAACCATTGTTTCAACCTCGTTTAAATTAGGTGCTAATTACACCGTCGCAACGGTTAGCGGTATTGGTTCGGTCGGTTCGGCTCAGGCAGGAAATCCATTTTATCCTGAGGCAGGCATAGCCTTGTCAACTGGTTCAACCTGGGCATCTTCAATCACAAATAATTCAAGTAATTGGAACACGGCGTACAATGACAAAGTAAATAGCTTAGCGGTAACGGGGACAACGACAAAAACCATTACTTTGACTCAGCAAGACGGCGGCACGGTATCGGGTAATTTTTCGGATAACGGCACGGTTACGTCCGTTGGTATGACCGTACCGACGGGTTTAGCTATTTCTGGGCAACCAATAACAACAACGGGAACATTGGCGTTAAGCTATGCCTCAGGTTATTCGCTACCAACAGACATAAAACAAAACGAATGGAACACAGCGTATAATGACAAGATAAACAATGCAGCTTTCACGGGAACAGATACAAAGACATTAACCTTAACGCAGCTTGACGGTGGAACATTGACGCCAACGTTTACAGATTTGCAAGGGGTGACTGGTGTAACGGCGGGGACAGGATTAACGGGTGGAACGATAACAACAACGGGAACATTGGCCGCTGATACCAATTTTCTTGTAACAAGGTTTGATACAAGCGCAATGCTTTTGCCTTATTTAAGAAAGGCAGATACGACATCAATGTTACTACCATACTTTAGAGACAATGACACAACGTTATTAAACTTAACTTCCAGACTAAACACTAAAGTAAATATATCCGATACGGCTTCGATGTTACTACCTTACTTTCGTGATGCTGATACATCTTTATTAAATTTAACAAATAGGTTTGCGATTAAATTAAATATATCTGATACTTTAAGTATGTTAAGCAAATATTTAAGAAGGGCAGATACTACTTTAATGTTATTACCATATCTAAGGAAAGTAGACACTACCTCTATGCTTTTACCTTACTTTAAAGATGCAGATACTTCTTTATTAAATCTTACATCAAGACTAAATACTAAACTAAATATTTCGGACACTACAAGTATGTTATTACCGTATTTGCGAGACGCGGACACTAGTATTTTAAATTTAAGCACAAGATTTAACGCTAAGGTAAATTTATCTGACACGACAAACATGTTAACTCCCTACCTTCGTAAAGCTGACACGACAAATATGTTACTTCCATATTTTAGAGACGCTGATACCACATCATTAAACCTTACAAATAGATTTAATACTAAGCTAAATATAACTGACACTACTTTAATGTTATCTAAATATCTAAGAAAATTAGATACAATTACTTTGAGTAATAGAATAAATTTAAAATTAAATATATCGGACACGACAAATATGTTATTACCATACTTTCGTGATGCTGATACAACATCATTAAATTTAACTTCCAGACTAAACACTAAATTAAATATATCTGACACTTTAAATATGTTAGCTCCCTACCTTCGTAAAGCTGACACGACAAATATGTTATTGCCATACCTAAGGAAGGCAGATACTACACAATTAAATTTAACTTCAAGATTTGCGACTAAATTAAATTATACAGATACTTCTTTTTTGTTTACTCAATCAGATACGTCTCAATTAAATTTAACAAATAGATTTGCCGCAAAGCAAAATACCTTAGTTTCTGGAACAACAATCAAAACAGTTAATTCAACTACTTTATTAGGTAGTGGAAATTTATCTGTAGGTACGTTGGTAGGTACTGATACCGTATCACTATCAAATAGGATTAGCTTAAAGTTTAATACTGCGGACACATCTCAATTAAACCTTACTTCAAGATTTGCGACTAAATTAAATTATACTGATACATCTTTTTTGTTTACTCAATCAGATACGTCTCAATTAAATTTAACAAATAGATTTGCTGCAAAACAAAACATTTTAAACGGCACGGGATTTGTCAAGGCATCGGGAACAAATATAACCTACGATAATTCAAGTTACCTTCGCACTGGTTTGGCTGATTCAACCTATTTAAAATTGACAGGTGGAACTTTAACGGGGGCGTTAAATGGGACAACGGCAACATTTAGTAATATTATAACAAGTACTAATAGTATAAATTTAAAAAACTCTGAACCTTTTAATGTATTATCTATTGACGCTGCCCCAACCATTGGCTCATCAAACAACAAAATATCAACTTTTAATACAACAGGATTATCATTTCAAACTGGAGGAGTTGAAAGATTTAGAATACAATCAGATGGAACACCGATATTTTATAATAATACATTTTTTCAAGAATATGCAATTTTTTCAAAAGGTATATTAGATACATTTAACTTGTTTAACAATGATGGTTATGCTACATTACAAATTAGTCAAGCCCCAAATATTGGCTCATCAAACAATAAGATATCAACAATAAATACAACAGGATTATTATTTGAAACAGCAGGTTCTGAAAGATTTAGAATACAATCAGATGGAATATCAATTTTTTCAAGTCAAGTAAAAATAAATAATAGTAATACAGTTTTCAACGAAGATTCAGGCGACTTTGATACAAGGATTGAAAGTGATGGGAACTCAAACATGGTTTTTGTTGATGCCTCGACTAATCGCGTTGGCATTGGTACAAATACTCCATCGTACACTCTTGACGTTACAGGAACACTTGGTGTTACAGGCGCAGCCACTTTGTCAGACGATTTAATTTTAAGAACATCTGGAGGTTCAAGATTTCAAACTGCAATTAGGCATTATTACGAACAACAAAGTAGATACGCTGGAGAAATTCAATTTTTACCGAGTGGTTCTGCAGGTAGTGCATTAGCATTTATAACAAATCAAAGTGGATTTGGACAAACAGAAAGAATGAGGATTGATGAATTTGGTCGTATTGGCATTGGTACAAATACGCCTTCATATACTCTTGATGTTAACGGCACCCTCGGTGTAACAGGTGCGGTCACTCTTTCTACAACCACGGTATCGCCTACAAGTTTACTTGGCAAAGATGGAAGTAATGTTGTGGGAACAGTTACAACGGTGGCGCAAACGGGGTTAATGACAAGAAACATTGTAACAGATGCTTCAACTATTTCAGGCAGCGAGTTAATAAATGTAACTCATGGACTTAGCTCAGAACCTACAGCGGTTTTGCTTACTGTTTTTGGTTCAACAAATTACATTTTACAAGTTGCAAGTAAAACTTCATCTACATTTACAGTTCAAGTTAAAAATTACAATGGTACTCCCGCAATAAATGCTACATTAATATCTTTCTCATGGTTAGCAATAAAATAAAAAACATGAAACAACTCATTCCCATTTTCCTATTCCTTTTGCCTTGCTTTGCCTTGGCTCAATATCCGAGCAACGGCAACCAAAAGATAACACTTGGAGAACAAACAACTGCTGACGGGCTTATATTTCGAGGACTTGCAGCAGATACCATCCGTAAGCCTTCCATTGATACAATGGCATATATTATTTTAGATACGGCAACAAACATTCAATGGCATTACAAAAAGGCGGTGAGTAATGCGTGGGTAAGAATAGGAGGTATATCTGTAAGCGGAACAAGTGGACAGGTAGCTTATTTTGACGGCAATACATCGGTAACGGGTGACGCAGGGTTAATTTATTCATCTGCAAATAAAACATTAGGAATAAACACCGCAACCACATCAGGTGCTAACTTGATTATAAAAAATAGTCAAGAGCCTGCAAGAAGCACATTTTTAGCTCAACAAACTTTTGGAGCTGATACAACAAATTGGACACGAGGCACAGGATGGACATTTAATGGCACATTAGCCGTAGCAACGGCGGCAACGGGAGATTTGACTTATATTACTTTGCCTGACACTATTATATCGGGTAGGGCTTATGAAATAACATATACACAAAGTGGTTATATTTCAGGTACGGCAACCATAGCATTAGGCAATGTTACTTTAGCTATTCCTCAATATAATTTGACTGGCAATATTATCCTTTTATTGCCCACATCTGCAACGGGTGGTTTTCGTATAACGACATCAACCTATACAGGTAATTTAGATAACATTTCAATCGTAGAAATTTCAAACCAATCACCTATTTTATTTGCAGGGCAAGACGATGTGTCGAGTACTTTATATAATTCTTTAAGAATGCCAAATAGCACAACATTTGCTTTTGGTGGAGGTGCAAGTTATACAACAGGAACTAGTAATGTAGCTAATGGCTCAAGTGCGCTTTTATCTAATACAACAGGAACTAGTAATATAGCTAATGGCTTAAATGCGCTTCGATCTAATACAACAGGAAGTAATAATGTAGCTAATGGCACAAGTGCGCTTCAATCTAATACAACAGGAATTAATAATGTAGCTAATGGCACAAATGCGCTTTTTTCAAATACAACAGGAAATAATAATGTAGCTAATGGTTTAAATGCGCTTTTTTCAAATACAACAGCAAGTGATAATATAGCTAATGGCTCAAGTGCGCTTCGATTTAATACAACAGGAGGTACTAATGTAGCTAATGGTGCAGATGCGCTTCGATCTAATACAACAGGAAGTAGTAATGTAGCTAATGGCGTAAGTGCGCTTCAATTTAATACAACAGGAGGTACTAATGTAGCTAATGGCACAAGTGCGCTTCGATCTAATACAACAGGAAGTAATAATGTAGCTAATGGCACAAGTGCGCTTCGATCTAATACAACAGGAAATAATAATGTAGCTAATGGTTTAAATGCAATGTACAACACAAACGTTAGCGACACATTGACAGGGTCAAATAACATTGCCATTGGTACTAATGCAGCCGATAATATTAGATTTGAAGCCGCTGGCAACGTTGCTATTGGAAATGCCGTTGACTTGCCTATACAAAATGGCTCAAATCAAGGTGTTTATCAAAATGCTTTATTTATAACTGGAGCAAGTGGCACAGGAACAAATATAGCAGGTAATGTTGGTATAGCAGTAAACACTCCCACCGCAAGACTTCATCTTGCACAAGGCACCGCCACCGCCTCAACCGCACCATTGAAATTTACAAGTGGTACAAACCTTACAACAGCTGAGGCAGGAGCAATGGAGTTTAACGGGACAAACTTATTCTTTTCTCCATCCACAACAAGACACACGGTTAACCACGGCTTAACAGGCTCGGCAACGCTTGATTTTGCTTCTACTAATGCCCAAAATTCAAGAGATTTGACTATCGCAGTAACAGGTGCAGCAGACGGTGACGTTGTTTCTTTAGGCGTTCCAAATGCTGCTGTAAATGCAAATACAAGTTATTCCGCGTGGGTATCTGCAGCCAACACAGTAACAGTTAGATTCAATAATTATTCCATTGGAACCGTTGACCCAGCCTCAGGTTCATTCAAAGTTTTTGTAACTAAATAAAAAATAATCATGAATAAGATTTTAATTTTATTGGCTTTTTGCACCAGCATTTTAAATGCTCAATCACCTATTTTTGATACGGCTTATGTCATTTCAAAAAATAGCAAGTTTTATCTTTTGAATAGGATTGAATACGATGATGATTCGTACTATGAAAAAGTTACCATCATTGGCGATACCTCACAATTTTACATTTCAGCATTGCAGAAATTTGAAAGAACGGCAAATAGTTATGCTAACTTTGTAAATGGTTCGTATTTCTATTCAAAAGAAATTACAGGGGCTTTGCGTGAAAATACTGGCATTACGCAAATTACAGGAAAAAGTCCTATTGATTCTTTAGGTTTGCAAACCTTTGAACATTTAAGCGATTCAACCTTTAGATGGGTAATTAACACAGGTAGCGGAGCGATTCCGATAACTTGGAACATAGCGGCTAATAGCTCTTTGCGTTACACGGTGCAAGGTACAACGGCAAAAGTTTTATATGGTTTTGGAAAATCATTGATACGTTTAAACGGATTTCCAACAACAGGAAATTTCTTAGATTTGTATTGGGACGAAGGTAGAAAATTATATGTTTCACAGGATGGAAAAAGTATTATTAGGCGTTTAGCTTTAAACAGATGAAAACAATAATCTATAACCTTTTAAAGGTAGGCTACGACGGTGTTTTATTTTCCATTTGTTGCGGAGTGCTATTCTCGTTTTTCTTACCCATAAAACATTTTTTAATTTTTACAATTTTTGTTGTTTTCGCGGACACGGTGACGGGAATCCTTGCGGCAAAGAAACGAAAAGAGCCTATAACAAGCAAAGGGCTATATCGGACATCGCAAAAGATACTTACTTATTTTTGTGGCATCATGATTTTTCACGGAGCAAGTATAACCTTCGGGCTGCCTTCGCAGATTGTTTATTCAGTTAGCTTCTTAATATCATTCACGGAGTTATACAGCATTTCTGAAAACATAAAAGTAATTACTGGCGTTAATTTGGCAACAACTATTCTTAAATTCTTTAAAAAATAAAACTATGCAGACTAATTTAAAAGATGCTTTAAAAAATGCAGACACGGTTAAATCACCACTCGGTGACGTGGCTTGTTACTCAATGAACTTTGCGGAGCTTGCAAGTGAAATAAATGTTCATCTTGAAGGAAATAAAGTAAAGTTTACTTGGCGCGAATATATCCAACTTGCTCAAATCATTTGGGATAAGATTAAAGAAACAAGCCGTGAATGTGCAGGAAAAGAGATTGAGGTAAAACTTCCAGCAAAGTTATCAATCGTTGGTGCAGCTTTTGCACTGATTGGTTTTAAATTATAGGCGCAGACAGATTCGCTACCTTATGCGGCTTCAGGGAGGTATATTGATTTATGCCTCCCTTTAAAATATAAAATATGAAAGCAAGTAAATTTTGCGTATTCCTTGACGCAGGCCACGGAGGCATTGATGCAAAGAAAAAATTACCTTACAATTATACCACATATCCTTCAAAGTGCTTCCAGCATAATAACGCAAAGTTTCACGGTTACGGTTGGTTTTTTGAAGGCGTGTTCAACAGGGAAGTCGCGGCAAAGATTGAGCAGTATTTAAAGGACTGGGGAATGTCGGTGATAAATGTTTACGATCCTGTTATTGATATTAGCCTAACTAAGCGCGTAGCAAAGGCAAACATCAACGCCCAGAACTATGAGGCTTCTTTATACCTCAGCATTCACGGCAACGCGGCAACTCCAACGGCAAGGGGCTTTGAGGTGTTCACATCAAAGGGACAAACAAAGTCGGATATTTACGCCACGTTCCTTTTTAATGAGGCTCAAGAGGCATTTCCAAAATGGTTGTTTCGAACCGATACGATTGACAATGACCCAGACAAGGAGGAAAATTTCTTTGTCCTGAGTCAAACAAATATGCCAGCCGTCTTGTCTGAAAACGGATTCTTTACTAATTATAAGGATGCGTTAATGATGTTTGACCTAGCCTTCCAAAATACGTTGGCTTTATGTCATGCGCGCGCGGTCGTTGATTATGCAAAGACGCAAGGAGTTACGTTTTAAAATGGAAAGGGTTGACGCAATTGTCAACCCCGATTTCACCACTAATTTAGAACAAACGTAATCGATTTCTTAATTTATAATTTTATTTATAATCTTTAATGATAAATTTGTGACCGCCTCACCGTCCGTGCTTTTATACATACGATATGCTATTGTAAGCATTCTACCTTTGTCCATTGCCATCATTGGCGGGTTTAAGTCTGGGAGCAACGGCTCAAGATAAAACTTTAATAATGCTATTTTACTATTCAAACCGTCTGAATATTTGATCGGTTTTGGATAGGTTTTAGCAATCATTTCAATTTCCTTCCAAGTGCTTATCTCTATGCCATCAATTAATTCATTATTTTTTTTCATGTTTTTTTGTTTAATATACAGAGTTATACGTTATTTCTGAAATTATTGGCTGCCTATTTCTATTATACCCAACAGTATAACGACTTGCGCAACTTAGGCATATAAAATACTTTGCCATACATTTGCCTCCATTTTCTATATGCGAATAAAAAGAATCATCTTTAACTTCCCCATCGCAAATTGGACATTTATCATTCAGATATTTTCCAAATATCAAATCATGAGTATATTCTCTTTTCTCAGGCATTATTTTCTCCCTTGAAATATCAGCACAATCTTCGCACCATTCTCCAAAATCCATGTCGTTGCTTTCGGATTTGCAATTTTTACATATATAAATCATCTTTTCATATAATTTTTAGCCTGTAAAGCAAGAGTAAAACAGTCTATTTCGTCTTGACTTATTTTGGCTGGTTTAAAATTTGGTTCAAATTTGTAGCCTTCGTTTTGAAAAACTTTCATAAATATTTCTTTTCCCCATTTCTTACCTTTTTGCTCAGGGCTAATATTATAACCCTCATATCCATTTTCCTTAATCCATTCATAGGCTATTCTTGATGCTCCTTGGTTCATGCCCACGTTTCGGGACATACGGGAAAGGATCGCGCGGTTAATGGATGAGTTGAAAGTTACATTCTGGAGGCTGGAATCTTCCACCAGAACCACGGGGCGTCCGTATTGTGTCCACTTTGGAACGTCGAGGATAAAATCCACGAACCTTTTATATTTCGTGAATCTTACCTCTTTGTTTGGGTTTATAAAGCAAGCCGCCATTCCGTTTATCCTGATTGCTGGGTCAACTCCGATGTATGTTCTCAAAGTGTTATCGTTTGAAACGAAGTTACATAACCTTTATTTTCTTTTGGCGAATCTTCATTGACTTTTTTTGCAACGGGCTTTCTTTTCCTTCTTTTGATAACTTTAGGCTCATTTATTCCGTAGGCCTCAACTCCTTTGTCAACAAAGTTTATTTCCAGAAGGTAACCAAAAACAACGATTGTGCCAACAAATAGAAACATGGTTATAAATTCACCGCCTTGATATTGTTCCTGCAAGCCGAAGAAGATTTCTATTAAAGCCACAATAGTCGCGCCTAAGGCTATTTTAGGTGGGTAAGTACTTCTACCCTTAGTCGGGTTTAGAAAGTCCATGAAAACAACGGCAAAGCGTCCTAATTGTAAAATACTGGCTGCAATGATCGCCAACCAAAAGTCAATCGGTAAAAAAATGGCGGTTAAGTAGGCATTGATACCGTAGGTAAGAATGATTGTTAAAAGCATGATTGTTGGAATGTTATCCGATATGCTTTCAAAAGTCCATTTAAACTGAGTGTTGGTGAAATTCTTTTCCATTTGTTATGTTTTTTAGTGGTTGAAAAAAGTAGGGCAGCTAGGGGACTGCCCTGTAAGGATTAATTAATATTGATTGCAAACTTTTAAAAATAATTTATCAGCAATAATAACTGCTTCATTATATGTATCAGCAAATTTTTCAATCCAAACACCTCCTTCTTCATCAAATATTAAAATTGAATAATTATCAATATATGATTTTTCAATTACACAAGTAATAGTATTTATTGTGTTTACCTTTTTTTCTTTGTAAATTCCTTCTGCTGTCATTTTGTTGTTTTTTAAGTGGTGATTTATCGTTTGTTTGTTTCGATATGTAAATATAAATATAATTATTTACATAAAAAAATATTTACAAAAATAAATGAAAAATAATTCAAAAAACATTGTATTCTTTCTTCAAAGGGAAATTATCCCTTTTGATTTGCCAGTACTCAGCCATCAATGAGGCACGGAATTTGTAATCGGTGTCGGTGTGATAACCAGACTTATAAACACATTTACAAATAGATTCGTACAACTTTATTCCCTTGATCCTGTAATTTGCCTTCTTGCAGGCCGCGTATCTTCCTGAGTTCAAAACACCAGCCCAAAGCTTCATGCCTTGTTCCGTTGTTTCTGCACTCATAAATTTAGCTCTAATATATTTATTTTTACCTCTAATTACTTCGCGTGTTTTATAGGTTACAGTGCCATGACCTTTAAGAGCCTTAACTCCTCCAGCGTTGGCGTGTTTTCTCCAAAGTTCTGTTTCTACCCCCTGGCTTGTTGCCTCAATGATAAAAAAGGAATAAATCATGCTAACTGGGAAATCGGTTAAAACGTGAACGTTCATTAACATACTTTCATAGCAATAAGCAAGGTATATTCTACGAAGCTTTGCCCGGTCAACTTTTGCAAGGTTACGAAAGCCGCGACCTTCCAATGTTTGCCTAAGTTGTTCGCCTGATAGCTTGCGCACCTCCCAGCCGTATGAACGAGATCCGTATGCACTTTCATCTATTTCCTTTTTTTCATCTTTGCCCTGGATAGTAAGAGAGGTTATTTTGTGAACGTAAACAGTATCGCGTTCAATGATGGGAATAAAAGAAGTGTATTGGTAATTTGTATTAACTGGGGAATAAATCAACCCAACAACAAAAGCGACTCCAACGGCTCCAGCTACTTGATATGGCAGCCTTTTATTTTGTGGCACGTATGTCTCGATAATTGGATTTTTCATTTTGGTTGTTTTTTAAGTGGTTAAAAAAAAGTAGGGCAGCTGAGGGACTGCCCTGGGAGGTGGTTGATTATTTTCTTTTATTTAATTCCATTACGCAATAATGAATTTCATCCTGATAATAGCCATTTTTTGGATTATTAGGCATTGCGCATATTGCTTCTTTACAATCTTTAATTATAAATCTTAAGCAATCATTACTTAATGATTTTACTTTTTTCTGGTACTCTGAGTGATTAATCTGAATCATTTTTGTTGTTTTTTAAGTGGTGATTTATCGTTTGTTTGTTTCGATATGTAAATATAAATATAATTGTTTACATAAAAAAATATTTACAAAAATAAAATAAAAAAAAATCCCGTACCAATGAGATACGGGACAAAAACAACTTAAACATTCACTCATTTACCAAAATTACAAATACTTATTTCTTTCTTAGGTACATCAATTCCCAGTTCTTTAAATTTCTTAATAGCTTCTTCGATCGTTGGCGCTTCGGTTATTACCTTACCTGACTTCCATTTAATTTCCCATTTCATGAGTACCATTTATTTACAGTGTCAACAATAAAATAAATGGCAAAAGATAAAGTCAAGATGCCTCCAGCGGCTACAATGATAAGCGCTAAATCCTTAATTAATTTTTGTTTTTCGTTTTCTGTTAACATGATTCCTTTTTTTCTTTTTGTTTTTTACGATACTCAGCCTGATAAGCCTTGATTTTTTCAATGTTTTTGTAATAATACGCCTTGTTTTTGTCGTAATTTTTATTCTTACACTTAGTTTTATTCTCCTCGTATATCCTTTTTTTGTTCTCAAGGTTTTTCAACCGCCTTTTTTCCTTTTGAAAATCGCTCATGTTTCGGTAGTATTTTTTCATATACTCCGATTTCCATGCTTTTTTTTCTTCGTCGGTCATGGCTATTTGTTTAAATAGTTTTTTGAAGGCACTGGATCTTTTCCCTGGTCTTTGTACTTAGCATCCGCTTTACTGGCATAATCAGTGGAAGGCATTTCTGAAATATCATGATAACAGATTTGCGCAATCTTCATTCCAGCATATATCTTGATTGGCTGTACACAGGATAGTTCAAGCGTCCAATGTCCCGAAAAACCAACATCACCATAACCCGCGGTAATGTGGATAAATAACCCTAATCTTGCTAAGCTTGATTTGCCGTGCAAAATTGGAACGTGGCGAAAGGTTTTTGTATATTCAACCGTGGAGGCAAGATAAAGGATACCAGGTTGCAAAATCATTCCTTCCTGTGGAATAGTAATTTCTGCAGTTTGAGGCTTTTTCCTGACGTCAAGAACATGGTCAGTGTACATGATTAACTTATTGGACAAAGTAAGGTCAACGCTGTTTGTACCAATGTTTGACCTAACAAGTGGCTCGATAACTATGTTACCTTCGATAATTTCGTCAATGATTGTTTTGTCGGTTAGAATCATTTTTCTAATTTTTTATAAGTTTCGTTGTAATATTGTTCTGCTGATATAGTTATAAAATTTCCAGAATCTGAAAGGTAATCTCTTTCATCTCCATGAGCATCCATTATCTGCTCTTTTTCCATTTCTTTAGCTTGTTTTAAAATGCCTTTAAGATATAGCCTTTGGTCAAAATTTAAATGAATTATTATTTCATCATTAAACCATTCAACTGCCGTTTGCTTGCTCATTTCTTTAAATCATTTAGTTCTGGGTGAGTAAAATAAAACTCGGTCAACATTGCTGCATTGCACATTAAGTGTGCGGAGTGCAAAAGCCCACTTTCAGCGTCAATCATTTCACCAAGTCGTATGGCTTCCAAATGTCTCATTGCGGAGGCAATGACAACGGAAAACGGAAACCCTTTTTCCCAATTACGTTCCTCATATTTTTCAAGTCCCTGAGTCCATACCTTCGCATATTCCCGTTGCGCTATAGCTGGGCAAAGGTCGTACCTTAGTTTATTTTCGTTTAACCTTATGCCGCCTTTAAACTGGTTAAATTCTTCTTGAACTGTCATTTTTTTAATTATGAGAATGTAAAAAACTGGTGTACGTTTTGCTTATCTCCTTACAAGTCTGCTCAATTAATACAATTGCTTTTAATAGTTCATCCATCTCAAAGGTATGGTTTAATTCAAAACTTTCCCCCGTAAATTCTAAGCCGTTCTTAATTCTCCTTGTTCCCAGCCAATTAATTTGGCACTCAGGAATCTGGTCGCCGTTGACAAACATTGCCAGCGCGTACACTTTCATTTGTAGGCTTGTTTTCAAGGTGTCCATTGTCCACGGTTTGCCTGAGGTTTTAAAATCAATGACCCTGTTGTTATGAACGTCCCACGCGTCGATAAAACCTTTGACTTGAATGTCGTTAATACTCATACTAATTTCTTTCTCAGCCTCCAGCCCTTTCATGGGACGTATTTTCTCAATGTAAAAATCGGGGAAGGTGTCCATGATGATACCATCTTTAATATACGCCTCGGTATCTTCGGCAAATTGTTTGCCAAAGTTCATATAAATGGAAGGCTCTTCAGGAAGGTTAAGAAAGTAACGGTTAATATACTTTTGGCGGTCGGAGTACCAAAGGTTTATTTGGCTAACTGAGATATATGGTTTTGGTAAAAGCATTGTACTTTGTTTTTTGTATCGGTAAATCCCCAGCCATTTTTCAGGCTGGGGCAAACATACCAATATGAAATTAAAAATATTTTCCTATCTGAATAAAGATCGTGGCTGCGGCTGGTTGCGCTTGCGCTGGTTCTAAACCTGAGGCTTGCAACTGCTGAAATATGTCGGCATAAATACCAGTCATAAATGTTGCCTTTTCGCTTATTTCTTCAGCTGTTAATTTACCGTTCGTTTTAGGGGCTACATTTGCCGCCTGCTGCACGTTATTTGTTTCCGTGGGTGTTTGTACCTTTTCAGGTATTTCGTTAGCCGTAACCATGTCAAAAGCCACCTTGTAACTTTTGCCGTCGTGGATAATAGTAACGACATCGTCTTTCTTTAATGCCATCAACTTGTTATCGTCTGGTTTGCCGTACACACGGATGTCCGTACCGTTATCCAAAGTAATTGCGGCGTTAATTGAGGGACCGTATTGACCTTCAAAAACTTTGCCTGCTGTGTATTTAACCCTTCCTTTGAGAATATTCATTACCCATGTTTATTTGAAAGTTTTGAGAATCGTACCACATTTGTTTTTTGTAGTCACTTATTTTTTTCCAGTCTATTTCATCATTGTAATGAATATAGTTTCCTGAGACAAACCATTTTTCAAGTTCGCCAACTCCGCGCTGCCTCCACCATTTTTTCAGGTGAAGGGGTTCAACAATATGGGAAGGGCAAACGGTTAATGAGACGTTTAATGCAAATTCCTGTATTTTCATTTTGTAGGTATTTTTTCCATTTCATTAATAATTCTGCTACATTCTTCAACTAATCCATCGCTAAGTTTTGTTGTCCATGACTTCTTTTTGCCCATTGAATGAGCTAAAAATCTATTGCTCATGTCAACTATTTCGTCTTTGTAACATTGGTAAGGATTCTTTTTATAAAGGTCGTATGTGCTAGATATATATCTGAGTGAAAACATATACATATCCAGTGCTATACGCCAAGATTCTTCTTCTTTTTCCTTTAATAAGTCAAGTTCTTCTTTAAGAGAATTAGAATAATCTTTGTAAAGATTGCCTTCAAATTTAATTGGTAAAGTGTCCATAATTGGTTGTTTTTAAAGTTGTTTATTAATCGTTGCAAATTTGCCAAAGGTCTTCGCATTCATCTATCATTGGAACAAGCATTCTTGCGCCAACGTTTTTCTCAGGATATTGCTCAAGGTAAGCGGAATCAACCTCAAAAGAATGCAAGTCAATTAAGTAATCAGGAGAATTTTTAAAGGTTTGCCCAAATAAGCCAAAGCCGCATGAAAAAACCACGTTGACAAAGTATTTTTTTCTTTCGTCGCCCAGTGGAATGCGGGCTGTAAATTTTGTAATCTTCATGATTGGTTCTTTTTAAATGTAAAAATATGGCGTGGTTAGCGCCATCTTTGTTCAGCTTCTTTAGTGTCCTCGTGTAATTTATTTAAATAC